AAATATTTCCTGATTGTTGAGTAAAACTCTTAAGGAATACGTCCTTACCAATAAACTCACCAGCCGCCGCCGCTCTTCTATCTGCTTGTGCCATTTTAATTCTCCTAAATGTTATTAGCGAATATATCGCCGTTACATTTATTTATCATATTTTAGGGTTTTTGTTTTTATACGTTACGATCTTTAGGCGCAAAACTTACGCCTTTACTGATAGCCTTTCCAACTGTGTCCATACCTAGTTTGTAACCTGTTTTTATATCAGCAACTTTATTATCACCTGCAACTTTTAATGCATCTAAATAAGCCCTGGTGCTTTTTCTTAAATGACCATGAGTATCATCATTCCATCCTCTGCCTCTGCCAGTAGGAATACCTGAACTTCCGTCAGGATCTATGAATGTCTTAGTGTTTATTTTCATAGAATCTGGCATAGCCGATCTAAATTTAAATAACCTATCTCTATATTCTTGGGAATTTCTATCTGCTGAACCTAGTGCTTTGGCGTCACTGCCTGATATACCATATTGTGGATTACCCTCAGCCGCCGCCTGATATGCCGCATCAACACTAGTTTTGCCTAGTAACTGAAACTTTGCTTTAAAATCATTTGCAAACTTAGGACTAAACTTTTTCAGTGTAGCATACTCTAAGTCAGCTCTAACTTCCTCAGAACTCCTAGCCATTGCGGCTTTAGGACCTGATCCTACTGCTGGTGCTTCCTTTAAAATATCATTTATTTTCATTTTTGTTTATTTCTTCCACTAGCCCAATAACCTGCTATTGCACCTAGTCCTGTTCCTGCTTTCTTATATTTATCTACATTCTTATTAAATTTTTGTGCAATTTTTTTGCCTGCATATCTACCTGCAACTGCTCCTGCTACTGTTCCGCCAAATCTTTTAACTGGGTTTGTTTTAGGGCTATCATCTCTTACTCTGTAACTTTTATATTTTAGCATACTGCTTATAGGTGTCATGAGTTCACTACCCCTACCTAAACGTCTAAGCTCTTGTGCTACCCTAGTAATTATACCTTGTCTTTGTATATACTTTAAATTTTCCCAATCCATTATTAATCTACGCCATTGTTTATACATGGATTTCTTAATTTTTAATTGGCTTTCCAATCTAAACATATAAGGACTTGCTACAGTATCTGTAATTCTGTCATTAGCAACTTTAAACATAAATTGCCAATGTGTTGTTTTGTCAAAATTTAAACTATTTAAATGCCTTTTACTGGTTACTATATTTCTTAGTTTAACATTCTTGCTATCAGGATTAGAAACCAAATATGCTAACAAGTATAAATCTGTTGCATGGCTTCTAAATAATGTATACTTTCCATACTGAGTACTTTGCTTTGCATAAGACTTAGCATAGTCATGTTGCTTGTCGTCTTTGTACATGAGGTATGTAATTAGAGTATTTAAATATAATAATTCTGCCACAGACTCACCAGTAAGTTGATTAAAACCTGATGTAGTTCTATACAACCTTGCTTCTGATATTTCTTTATCTATTAATTTAAAGTCCATTTTATTTCCCTGGCATTCCTGTACCAAAGTTCAGTCTGCTAAACTCCATTCTATCAACTAATTTTAATGCATTATTATTTCTATCAACAGCAACAAATCCTTCTTCGCCAGTTACTTCATAACCTTTTTCTGTTTCTTTAAATGTAGGTATCTGCCTGATTGTTTCTAATTTTTTTACAATCTGTATTTTTGCTTCTATAAGTTTTAAATATAAATCATATACTAATACAATTTGTTTAACATTTTCTTTAATAAACTTAACACCTTTTACCATTAATTCAGTTTTAGCATCTATAGTTTTTTGTGTCTTAACTTTGTCTATTTCTTTTGTCATAAAGTCAATGTACTTTTGTACAAAGCCTTGTGCAAATTTTACAGGCTCGTCAAATGCTCCTGCTCTAATATTGTTATTAACATGAGCTTTTAACTGCTGTAAGAAATTCTTTCCTATCAATTCATTACCTTGCTCTAACCATTTAAATGTTCCGGAATCTATATTTTTTAAGTAAATATCTGCTTCTGTTATTGCTGTCATTACATTATTACTTTCTTCTTGTGTTAATGTAACTGTACCACTAAAATCTTTTATAATTGCATCTCTGTGCCAAACACTACTAGTATTGCCTAATTGACTGCTATCAAATCCAAACCTTGCAGTAGTATCTGCTAATGTAGGGCCTCCAACATATTCTGTATGCCATACTATACCCATTTCTGATTTATTAATTTGTTTTGCTAACTCACTATCTGTAGGAGTTGTATAAACTATTGTGTTTGGTTTAAATAAAAGTACATCTTGACCATCTATAGTTGTTGTTTTTAAATCTTCTTTACTATAAAGCATGTCGCCTTGTGCAACTGTATTCCAAGTTAATTTTCTTAAATGCCTTAATGCTGTTTTTAATTTAATCTGTAACCCTTCATTAGGATGATTTTCTTCAATGTCTTTATCTGTAAAATTTATTTTAGGTTTTCTTTGAGCAAACACACCCTTAGTACCTACAAAAAATTTACCAGTTTCTGGATCCTTGCCAGCAATAATGGCAGGTGCTCCGTCCCATTTTGTTGTCATACTAATTGGGGACTTAGTACTGCCCTCTAGCATTTCGTGTAAACTATACAAATAGTCAACTGCTTCTTTGGCACCTGCATATCCTTTATTAAAGATATTATCTTCCAGATGCTCTAAGTGAGTATTCTTACCCTCTGCTTCTAAAATTATTTCTTTTAGAAAACTTTGTGATAATTCTGAGTATTTCATTTTTAACTAGAAACGTTTTCCTGTTTCATTTTGCCAGATTTTAAATGCTTTATTTAAATGTATTTTATTATTGTTTGCTATCTGTAGGATTTCATTCCCTTCATCTTTTGTTATGTTTCCTTTATTAACTAAGATTTGTAGATTATCATAATCGTCTGCTGGATTATTTTTATTTTGTTTTTCAGGATCTTTATCCACAAACTGAAAGTCTGCTTGTCCGTATGCAAATGTATTTGGCATTGTCTTTTTGCCTGTTGCTACAAGTTTGCCATTATTATTTTTATACCTCATATGGTCTTTACCAACAGTTTTACCAAAATTAGGGTTTGCTATCCGTTGAGTTGGGCTTAGTGGAATTTGTTCTCTGTCGTCTACATCACCATTTTGCCATTTTTTAGTTTTTTGATAATCGTATGCATCAACCTGGCCAGGTACTGCATCATTTTGGGCTTTACGGTCTCTGTACCCTTTAACTAATCCTTTACCAAAACCTGCACCCATGCCAACAAGGTTATCCATCCCTCTTCCTAATGCACCAAGACCTATATCTGCTGTTTTATAAGCCAAACCACCTTTATGTGGTTTCCTAGAGTTCATACCGATACCAGTCATTCCTAATGCTTTTCCTATTTTAGCACCCATGCCAGTTTTTCCTAATGCAGGCTTGTTTAAAGGATGTTTTAAAAGATCTACAAAAAGTTGGCTATTAGGTGATACTAATTTACCTGTTGCTTTTTGTGTAAAGGTAGTGGTATCTTTATCCCAAGTGTACTCAATATTATCATGTTTTACATCTTTAACTTTTGCGGGGTCGTACTTAAACTCTTTTAAGTTTTGCTTACTTACTATTTCTTCAATTAGCATCTTTGTTCTCTCTCTGGGATTCCTTGATTATTTTACCAATTCCTCTGGAGAACTTTTTTCCATCTCTGCTTTTAATACTATTTACTAATCTGTTTTGCAGATCTTTAGCAGTTGATGAATCATAATTTGCGTCTATTTGTTCTAGTAAACTTATTGCACTAGCAATAACATGCTCGCCTCTATTAGACACCACATGATCTCTGTCTCTATCTACAGAAATTTGATTTAGTTCTTCTAAAATGCTACGAGTTTTACGCACAATATCTCCAATAAAAATATATAATGCTATTTATCATTTTATTGATCATTTTTCTTAAAGAACTCTCTCATGTTCATTGCGCCTGATATAACATCCTGTGCTTCTGGTTCATCTGCCTTTATACTGTTGTTTCGTTTTAGTTGATCAACTAAACTACTTGTTGTCATAGTCATTGCATCTTCATCGCCTTCTTCTAAATCTTCAATCCTTAATGTATCAGGGTTAAACTTTAAGTCTACTTTTGTGCCAACACCACTACTAGAACGTGTTTTCATAAACTGTATCTGATATCTACCCTTTTCTCGCATAGCATTACTTGTAAATATACCCACAACATTATCTGCTGTTTGTATTTTACTAATACCACCTGCAATATGATGATGATCAAATTCTATTTCTTCTACTGCCCCTCTGTTTAACTGGGAGGCTGTAACAAATAATAAGTCTTTCTCCATTGCTAAGTTACGCAATTCCTCAGATACATATTTGTCTTT